CCGATCTCTGCTGAAGTAGCAAAACTGGAGAAATCGAATGGCTGAAACACTCAACCGGAACCCCCGCGCCCTTGAGGCACGCGATAAAACTTCTCGGATCGTTTACACACCTCCGAGCGCACTGCCCGATCCGACACCTGAGCCCGGTTACGTTTATCGCTGGATTGCGACACACGTGCTTGGCGAAGCCCAGAACACGAACGTGTCTACCAAGATGCGTGAAGGCTGGGAACCGGTGAAAGCAGTCGACCATCCTGAGCTCATGCTTGAAGGAAATGCAAAGACCGGAAACGTCGAACTCGGTGGCCTCATGCTCTGCAAGATGCCGCGTGAACGCGCACAGGCCCGGGACGAGTATTACGCCAAACAAGCGCAGGCCCAGATGGAATCTGTCGACAACAGCTTCATGCGAAACAACGACCCCCGCATGCCACTTTTCGCTGACCGCAAGTCAACGACCAGTCGCGGTGGCGGTTTTGGTTCTGGTTCAAAGTAACAAGGAGTCCTTAAATGGCAACAACCGCTTCTCCCTACGGGCTGCGCCCCGTAAATCGCGTTGATGGCATGCCTTATGCTGGTGCAACTCAGACTTTTCTGATTGACCCCGCTGGCGAAGCCACCAACCTCTTCTATGGCCAAGTCGTCATCATTGGCGCTGACGGCTATTTGGCCCTGTCTACCGCCACTGGCGCTGACATCACCACCAACAACCTTGGCGGCAACGGTATTGGCGCAATCGGCGTGTTCGTCGGCTGCGAGTACTTCAACGCCCAAGGCCAGTTGATCTTCAGCCAGTTCTACCCCTCCGGCACAACCGGCGTGGTGTCGGCCAAGGTCATCACTGACCCCAACGTCGTGTTCCAAGCACAGTTGGACGGCTCCGGCGCACAGACCGTGTTGGGCACCAACACCTTCTTTGCCGCTGCGCAGAGCACCAGCACTGGTTCTACCCAGACTGGCGTGTCGAACAGCGCATTGGATGCCACTGTGGTGACCACCGCTGCAGCCTTCCGTATCGTGGGCTTTGCGTCCACTCCCGGCGATGCGTTCACTGATGTGTTGGTTAAGTTCAACCCCAGTGCACACTCGTACCTGAACAACGTCGGCCTGTAAGGAGTAACTCACCATGGCAATTTCACGCGCACAACTGCTCAAAGAGCTGCTCCCCGGCCTGAACGCCTTGTTCGGTTTGGAGTACAAACGCTACGGCGAAGAGCACAAAGAACTGTACGAAACAGAGAAATCTGAGCGTTCGTTCGAAGAAGAAACCAAGCTGTCCGGCTTTGGTGCTGCACCTGTCAAGAACGAAGGCTCCGCCATCGCTTACGACAACGCGCAAGAAGCCTTCACTGCTCGCTACACCCACGAAACCATCGCTCTGGGCTTCTCCATCACTGAAGAAGCTGTGGAAGACAACCTGTACGACAGCTTGTCCGCCCGCTACACCAAGGCACTGGCCCGTGGCATGGCCTACACCAAGCAGGTCAAAGCTGCGTCCGTGTTGAACACTGGCTTCTCCGGTGCTGCCCCCGGCGGCGACGGCGTCTCCTTGTTCGGCAACAACAGCTCCGGCACTCGCGTTGGCCACCCACTCGTGGGCGGCGGCGTGAACTACAACAGCCCAACAACTGGTGTGGACTTGAACGAGACGTCGCTGGAAAACGCAACGATCCAGATCGCTGCTTGGACGGACGAGCGTCAACTGCTGATTGCAGCCAAGCCAGTCAAGCTGGTGATCCCTCCATCACTGATGTTCGTTGCCAAGCGCTTGCTGGACACCGAACTGCGTGTGGGCACTGCCGACAACGACATCAACGCGTTGAAGCAGATGGGCACCATCTCCGGTGGCTACACCGTCAACCACTTCTTGACCGACAACAACGCTTGGTTCCTGACCACAGACGTTCCAAACGGCCTGAAGCACTTCGAGCGCGCCGCCTTGGCCACCTCGATGGATGGTGATTTCGACACCGGCAACGTCCGCTACAAGGCCCGCGAGCGTTATTCGTTCGGCTGGTCTGACCCATTGGGTATCTGGGGCAGCTCCGGTTCGTCCTAAGCCCTTGGGCTTAAATGAGAAGGGCCCCTTGTGGGCCCTTTTCTTTTGGGTTATATTGCCCACACTCCCCGGACTTTCCGGTGTATCTGACGGCTCCGGGCCGACGTCATGCAGACAGATACGCCTTAACCGCATGAGGAACCCATCATGGCACGCACTACCTTCTCCGGTCCCGTCAAATCCGACAACGGTTTTGAGGGCAACATCACTGGCAACGTCACTGGCACCGTTACCGGCGCTGTTGCAGCTACCACGCTGACAGCTTCTGGCGTCGCATCGCTGACCAACGCATCCATCTCCATGACCGCACTGCCAACAGCAGACCCCACAGTTGCTGGCCGTCTCTGGAACGATGCAGGCACCCTCAAAGTTTCCGCCGGTTAATTAGTCTCGGGGGCCTCGGCCTCTGCAAAACAGGAGATTGATTATGACGATGCAAACCGACGTCCTATCGGTACACACCGAAGCTACGGCTACCGTGGTGGCGTACCGCACTCGCGTCAGAGCCTATCACTGCATTTCTGGCGGAACCGCCGGGGATGTTATTTTTCGTGATGGCGGCGCAGGCGGCACCATCTTGTTGCAGTTCAACATTGCAACGGGCACGCAACCAATCACGATGCCACTTCCCGGCCAAGGGATTTTGTTTCGTACGAACGTCCATGTGACGCTCCCAGCCGCCGCAAAAATCACGGTGTTCTATGGCTAAGTCGCCTGCATGGACACGCAAAGAAGGCAAATCCGAAAAGGGTGGCCTGAACGCGAAAGGGCGCGCCTCGTACAACAAGGCCAACCCCGGCAAACCCGGCCTGAAGGCTCCCCAGCCAGAGGGCGGCAAACGCCGCGACTCTTTTTGTGCCCGTATGGAAGGCATGAAAGAGAAGCTGACCGGAGAGAAGGCCAAGAAGGACCCGAACTCCCGCATCAACAAGAGCCTGCGGGCGTGGAAGTGCTGACATGGAAATGATGGTCTGGAACCTTGTGCTCACAGCCGTTGTGGCCATGCTGGGGTTCGTTTTGAAAGAAAGGTTTGCCGAGATCAATCGTCTTGGCATTCTGCTCAACCGCACCCGCGAGGAAGTGGCACGGGATCACATCACGCGCTCGGAGTTCCGGGCCGACATGCAGCAGTTGATGGACCGGTTTGATCGGCTGGAGCGCAAGATTGACAACCTGCGAGGCGGCAATGCCCAGCACGAGTAAAAAGCAACACAACTTCATGGCGGCTGTGGCCAACAACCCAGCCTTTGCGAAGAAAACAGGTGTCCCACAGTCCGTGGGCAAAGATTTTTCCAACGCGGACAAGGGCCGCAAATTTTCAAAAGGTGGCGATATGGCAACGAAAATGAACCCCGCTTTCAAAGCGATGATTGCGAAAAACAAGGCAGGTGCTAAAGCGGACATGCCGATGAAAAAAATGGCCAAGGGCGGCGTCACGCGTGCCGACGGCTGCGTGTCCAAGGGTCACACCAAGGGCACCATGGTCAAGATGGCCATGGGCGGCAAGGCCTGCTGACATGATGGCCAGTCGCGGCATGGGGGCAGTGCTCCCTTCCAAGATGCCCAAAGGCGTGAAAAAAGCACGCCGGGATGACACCGACTTCACGCAGTACGCTGAAGGCGGCAAAGTCAATGCGGCTGGCAACTACACCAAGCCCGATCTGCGCAAGCGTATCGTGAGCCAAGTCAAAGCTGCTGCAACGCAGGGCACCGGGGCAGGCCAGTGGTCAGCCCGCAAAGCGCAGCTTGTGGCCAAGAAATACAAAGCAGCCGGAGGTGGCTACCGTGACTAAAGAAACCCCAAACGCCAAGCGGCTCAAGGAAGAGAAGCGCCTTGAAGATTTTACGGAGCTAGGTCTCGTTTTTAACGAAGATCGCAACGCCATGAAAGAGCCTACGGGGCGTAAACTGGCACGTATGGTGGGTCAGGACGATGGTGGGTACGGTACTTCCCGCAGCGCTGGCGCACGTTATGCTGCAGGCAAAGCACAAGACAAAGTGTGGCGTGCAGGTGATAAAACCGTCGGGGAATCTGCGGACGATCCGACCGTGCGCCAAGCTCGTAAAGAAGCCGCTGCGGAAGAACGCCGGGAAGCTCGCGGCATGAAAAAAGGCGGGGTTGTTTCTGCCTCCAAACGCGCCGATGGCTGCGCTCAACGCGGTAAGACCAAAGGTCGGATGGTGTAATGAAAGCGCCCCAGCAATCCCTCAAAGACTGGGGCGACCAGAAGTGGCGCACCAAGAGTGGGAAGCCGTCTTCCAAGACGGGGGAGCGTTATTTGCCAGAGAAGGCGATAAAATCGCTCAGCCCCGCAGAGTATGCGGCCACCACAAAAGCCAAGCGTGCGGGTAAAGCCGTGGGCAAGCAGTTTGTGAAACAGCCGCCCAAAGTGGCAGCAAAAACCGCGAGGTTCAGATAATGTACCAGTACCCATCCGGCCCCGTGTACGGCGGCTCGCAATACAACCCTGCAACTGGCGCAGAGTCCCGCGACCTGCGCCCTTTGTCGTCAGACGATCCCCGTTACAGCCAGCGGCAACCGGGCATGCTGGGTGGGACGACAAACCGCCCCACCAACAAACTGCCTCCGGGATATGGCCAAGAGCCGGTCATCATGGACGGCGATGGCGGCATGCGCCCCCCGGGTTACCCTCCGCAAACCGGCGGAACAACACCCCTGCCGTTTGAGGGCAGCGACCCCGTTATGTTTGGTCCTCGCGGCCCACACCGCATAAAGAACCCACCACCTACGCAGAACAACGACCTTGGCTACATTGGGGGCACTCCCGACTTTGATGAAACCACAGGCACGTACCGGGATGGTCGGGACACGCCCGGCATGATGGGAACCTATGACGGTCGGGGACCCCTACTATCTGCCGATGGCCCGCGCAGCGATTACGATCCCCAGCAGCAGATGAGCCGCCCATCCCGCCAAAACAGGCCTTTGGGTGGCCGCTACAACGGCTTTGGCCAACAGCAGCAGAACCCCTTCATGGGCGGTGGCGGCTTTGGTGGTTTTGGCCAACAGCAGATGAATCCCTTCATGGGTGGCGGCGGCTTTGGTGGTTTTGGCCAACAGCAAATGAACCCGTTCATGGGCGGCTTTGGCCAGCAGATGAACCCCTTCATGGGCGGGGGCGGCTTTGGCGGCTACGGTGGCTTTGGCCAACAACAGATGAACCCCTTCATGGGCGGGGGCATGGGCGGCTTTGGCCAACAGCAAATGAACCCCTTCATGGGCGGTGGCGGCTTTGGTGGTTTTGGCGGCATGGGCGGCTACGGCCAGCAGATGCAGAACCCGTTCATGGGTGGCGGCGGCTTTGGTGGTTTTGGCCAACAGACGCAAAACCGCTCAATGCAGCAACAGCAACCAATGCAACTGCCAATCCAGCAACCGCAGCAGCAACAACAGCCCATGGGCTACCAAGGCGGGGCGTTCTAAATGGCAACTTCTGGCACCTCTGCATTCAACCTCGATTTGACGGAGATCGTCGAGGAGGCGTTCGAGCGCGTGGGTTCGGAGATGCGTACGGGTTACGACCTGCGCACGGCCCGCCGATCGCTGAACCTGATGTTTGCCGACTGGGCCAACCGTGGCGTCAACATGTGGACGTTCGAGCAGGGCTCCATCAATCTGGTGGCAGGCACGGCAACATACGACCTTCCGGCCGACACAGTGGACCTGCTGGAGCATGTGGTTCGCACGGGCGCGGGCAGCGCCTCGACGCAGGCGGACCTGACCATTACCCGGATCAGCGTCTCCACCTACGCCACCATCCCCAACAAGCTGCAGCAAGCCCGACCCATTCAGGTCTGGATTGAGCGCTTGAACACCCCGCGCATCACCGTCTGGCCAGTCCCGGACAACTCGCAGCCCTACACGTTCGTGTACTGGCGCATGAAGCGCATCCAAGACGCTGGCAACGGCGTCAACACGATGGACATGCCCTTCCGGTTTGTCCCCTGCATGGTGGCAGGCTTGGCCTACTACTTGGCCCTGAAGGTGCCCGGCGGTGCCGATCGTATGGGTGTTTTGAAACAGCAGTACGATGAGGCTTGGCAACTGGCCTCTGATGAAGATCGCGAGAAGGCGTCTGTGCGGTTTGTGCCGCGTCAGATGTTCATTGGGAGCGGGACGTAATGGGTAATCGGTTTGCCAGCGCCAAGAACTCGATCGCCCAGTGCGATCGTTGTGGCTTTCGCTTCAAACTGACCTCGTTGCGCACAGAGGTCATCAAGACCAAGCGGTACAACCTCATGGTGTGCGACACGTGCTGGGACCCGGACCACCCACAGCTGTTGCTGGGGATGTACCCGGTAGATGATCCGCAGGCCGTGCGCAACCCCCGCCGGGACACCACGTACGTGACGGCCGGGCCGAACGCGGCGGGTAACCTGACCGGCGGATCGAGAGACATTCAGTGGGGCTGGAACCCGGTTGGCGGGTCCCGGTTCTTTGATAACGCGTTGACGCCGAACTATTTGGCGTTGAACGTGGAAGTTGGTACAGTAACGGTACAGATAGGAGTCTGACATGGACGCAAAAACCGCAGTGCGCAAGCACGAAGCAAACCTGCACCCCGGTGCAAAGCCCACCAAGCTGCGTGCTGGTGGCAAGACCAACAGCGACATGCTGAAGATGGGACGCAACTTGGCCAAAGTCGCCAACCAGAAGTCTCCCGGCCGCAAGGGGGGTTGATATGGCAACATACAAACAACCCAAAGCCGCGCAGCCTGCTGTGCTGCCCAAGACCAACGCCATGAAGGCGATGAGGGACACCAACGTGTCCGTGGCCAACAACCACAGCAACGAGTATCCCGGCGTCAAAACCAGCGGTATCAAAATTCGTGGCACTGGCGCGGCTACCAAAGGCACGATGGCCCGTGGGCCCATGGCGTGAGGACTGAATGAACTACACCCAGTTGAAGGCGGCGATCATCGCCTACACAGACAACCAAGACACCGCCTTTGAGGCGGAGGTCCCCGTGTTTGTGAAGCAGGCTGAGCAGCGCATCTTCAACATGGTGCAGTTCCCTTCGCTTCGCAAAAACGTCACGGGCACGACGACTGCGGCCAACAAGTATCTGGCTTGCCCGAGCGACTTTCTGTCGGTCTACTCACTGGCCGTGGTGGACAACGTCACGGGGGCGTACGAGTACCTGCTCAACAAGGATGTGAACTTCATCCGGCAGGCGTACCCCGTACCTTCCGCCGTGGGCTTCCCCAAGTACTACGCGCTGTTTGGCCCACAGTCCAGTGACATCAATGAGTTGACGTTTATCTTGGGCCCTACACCCAACGGCACGTATACGGCCGAGTTGCATTACTTCTACTACCCCCCATCGATCGTTGATGAGGGCACTTCGTGGCTGGGTGACAACTTTGACAGCGTGCTGTTGTACGGTTCGCTGGTTGAGGCGTACACCTACATGAAGGGTGAAACCGACTTGATGCAGCTCTACGACGGCAAGTTCAAAGAAGCTATGATGCTGGCCAAACGTCTGGGGGATGGGCTTGAGCGTTCCGACGCTTACAGAAGCGGTCAGTTCCGTGCACCACCCCTACCGCAAAACAATGGGGTGACCTGATATGGCAATTCTACAAACCGCAACTACGTCGTTCAAAGTGGAGCTGCCGCAGGGCATCCACAACTTTGGACCCACATCGCCCGACACATTCAAGATCGCGCTGTACACGGCTGCCGCCGATCTTGGCTACGCCACTGCGGCGTACACCACATCGGGCGAAGTCGTTGGTACTGGCTACACGGCGGGCGGCAACACGCTGACCATCACGGTGACCCCTGTGGCAGCCAACAACTTGGCGGGTACGCCAACAGCCTACTTCAGCTTTGCCAACACCTCTTGGACGGGCGCAACATTCACGGCTCGTGCAGCACTGATCTACAACAGCACCGAGGGCAACAAGTCCGTGGCTGTGCTAGATTTCGGCGCAGACAAGACCGTGAACAACGACACCTTCCAAGTCATTTTCCCAACTGCCGATGCCAACAGCGCTATCGTGCGTATTTCATAAGGACACATCATGGAAAACAGCAAAGCTTCAGACAGCGTTACAGCAGGCCTGATCACGCAACGCGCAGGCACTGAACGTGTTGGCGCTGGCGGCGTATTTACCGTCACTTGCGTGGGCGCAGACGGAAAAGAGAAGTGGTCGGACACCTTCCACAACCTCGTGGTTAACCAAGGCTTGCAGGACATGAACAGCAAGTATTTTGCTGCTTCTGGCTACACCGCTGCTTGGTATCTGGGTTTGGTTGAGGGTCCCGGCTCCGGCACATCGTTTGCCGCTGGCGACACACTGGCCTCGCACGCAGGCTGGACAGAGCTAGTTCCCGGCACTGCCTACACCGGCAACCGCAAGGCGGTGACATTTGGCACGGCCACCACGGCTGACCCATCGGTGATTTCCAACTCCGCCAGTGCCAGCTCGTTTGCTATGTTGGTGAACAGCACTGTGGTTGCGGGCGCGTTTTTGACCAGCGTTAGCAGCGGCACATCCGGCATCTTGTTCTCGGCCGGTGACTTCACTGGCGGTGACAAGACTGTGGACAGCGGCGATACGCTGAACGTCACCTACTCTTTCTCGCTTGACGCAGCCTGATAGGACGTGCGGTGTTTGGTGATGTCACTTTTGCCCAAGCACCCTTCGCCTCTTTAGGCGGGAACACGTTTGCCGTCTCTGTTTCGGACGCCGCTACAGCGTCCGAGTTGTCTGAGGCCCCAAGCGTTATTCGCGGGAAGAGGGTAGATGAGGGTGCAACCGCCCAAGATGCCCAGTCCGTCATTGCCACCATGGTGGCGACACAGGCAGAGACAGCCGCTGCCGCAGATGCCCAGTCCGTTATTGCCACCATGGTGGCCAACGCTCTGGAACAGGCCGGGGCTGCAGCAGCCCAGACGGCCATTGGCACCTTCTTGGCAGCGCAGGCGGAGAGCACCACCGGCACAGCAACGCAGACTGCAGCAGGTACAGTCTTGGCCGCGCAGGCCGAAGCAGCCACTGGAGCGGACTCTTCAAACCGGGGCCTTCTGGTCTCTGTGGCCATTGCAGAAAGCGCTACGGGTACTACGGCCCAAGTGGCCCAGCTTAGTGTGAATGTGTCAATTGCGGAAGCCGTCAGTGCTTTGAGCACTCTGGGCGTTGTCAAGGAAGCCAACGTGTACCCAACAGGTGTACAACTCTACATTAACATCGGCGGGGAGTTGGTCTGGGCAACAATTGACACCGACCAGTCTCCCGGCTGGACGCAACTACCGTCGTAAGGATTAAAAATGGCATTGGCACTCAAAGATCGCGTCAAGGAAACAACCACAACAACCGGCACCGGCACGGTTACGTTGGCTGGCGCAGCCGCAGGGTTCCAATCCTTTGCCGCTGTTGGTAACGGCAACCAAACCTTTTATGCCATCGTGGATGCTGCCACGGGCGCTTGGGAGGTGGGTGTTGGCACATACACCTCTTCTGGCACAACCCTGTCACGCACGACCGTGGTTTCGTCCAGCAATGCTGGCTCGCTGGTAGATTTTGCCGCTGGCTCCAAGGACGTGTTTGTCACCTACCCATCGTCGCGTTCGGTGTATCTGGACGCAGCGGGCTCCGCCGTCACAGCGCTGGACATCGGCACCTTGGGCGCAAGCACCGCCAATATCACCACGGCCAACATCACTGCAGGCACGATCACAACCACTCCAGCCACGGGCAATGATCTGGTCAACAAGAACTATGTGGATACGCTGGTAGCTTCTGGCATCCATTTCCACCAGCCAGTGCGGGTGGAATCACCGATCAACCTGAACGCAACCTACAACAACGGCACAGCCGGTGTGGGCGCAACCTTGACCAACGCAGGCACTCAAGCTGCTTTGGTGATCGACGGTGTGACGGTTAGCGTAGCAGACCGCGTGCTGGTGTACCAGCAAACCACGCAGACCCAAAACGGTGTCTATGTGGTCACTGATGTGGGTTCGGGCTCAACCAACTGGGTGTTGACGCGCTCAGACGACACAGACACTTTCGGTTTTGCTGGTCCTGACACGTTGAGCGAGGGCTCCACGTTTTTCGTGCAGCAGGGTACAACCGGCGCTGGCGAGACATACACCTGCAACACGACGGGTGTCATCACGTTTGGCACAACCAACATCACGTTTGCCCAGATCAGCTCAGCGCAGATTTACAGCGCAGGCACGGGCCTGACCCTCTCCGGCACACAGTTCAGCATCACCAACACTGGCACTGCGGGCACGTACGGCTCAGCATCTTCTGTCCCGGTGATCACCACGAACGCACAGGGTCAAGTCACGGGCGTCACCCCCACGGCCATCGCCATCTCGGGTGCAGCGGTGTCGGGCAACATCTCAGGCCAAGCCGGATCGGTGGCCAACGCCCTGACGGCAGGCACATTCCTGACCGCTGCGGGCACGTTTGATGGCTCAGCAGCCCGCACCTTTGCTGTGGATGCCACGGATGCAAACACGGCCTCCAAGGTTGTGGCGCGTGACGCTTCGGGCAACTTCAGCGCAGGGACCATTACTGCCACACTGAGCGGTGCAGCAACCAGCGCGACCACAGCGACCAACCTTGCAGGCGGCGCGGCCAACCGGATCGCATACCAGACCGGCTCGGGCACCACAGGCTTTGCCACAGCGCCTTCGGCATCCAACCAAGTCCTGAACTGGAACGGCTCAGCGTTTACATGGAGTGCTGGCACGATCTCGGGCGTGGCTTTGGGCAGCAACCTGAACGCTTTGACATTGGGTTCGTATCTGACCGGTACAAGCTACAACGGCTCTGGCGCAGTCACTGCGGCAGTGGATGCTACAGATGCCAACACAGCAGGTAAAGTTGTAGCTCGTGATGGCTCAGGCAACTTCAGCGCGGGCACGATTACTGCGGCGTTGAGCGGGAATGCCAGCACTGCAACAACACTTCAAACGGCCAGAACCATCAACAGCGTGTCGTTTAACGGCTCCGCAAACATCACGGTAACAGCTAATACAACCAATGCACTGACCCTCGGCACAGGCCTTACGGGCACGAGCTTCAATGGCTCCGCTGCGGTAACTGCCACCGTTTCGTACGGCACCTCTTCGGGCACTGCCTGTCAAGGAAACGACTCTCGCTTGAGCGACTCCCGGCAAGCAACAAACACAAACACGCAGTTGGCTTCCTTGGGTGTTGGCACTGCGGCGTCTGGCACCGCTGGTGAAATTCGCGCAACCAACAACGTCACGGCGTACTACTCTGACGATCGGCTGAAGACCCGTATTGGCAGTATTGAGAATGCACTGGCCAAGGTTCGCACACTAGACAGCTTCTACTACCATGCCAATGAAACTGCTCAGGCGCTCGGGTATGTCTCTGTCCGTGAAGTCGGTGTTTCCGCTCAACAGGTGCAGGCCATCATGCCGGAGGTTGTTGCTCCAGCCCCTATCGACGACAAGTATTTGACGGTTCGGTACGAACGCCTTGTGCCCTTGCTGTTGGCCGCAATCAACGAACTTGAAGCCCGTGTAGCCGCCCTTGAGGCGAAAGGATAATCATGTCAAGCACCTTCTCCAACCTCAAGTTTGAGCTGATCGGCAACGGTGAGCAGTCAGGCGCTTGGGGCACCACGACCAACTCCAACATTGGTACTGCCATCGAGCAGGCCATTGTGGGCATGGCCACTCTGGACTCCGGCGACTTTACGGCCAACGTGGCAACACTGACGCTGGCCAACACCACGGCGGCGCAGGATGCCCGGGCACTGTGTTTGAACATTGCCTCTGGCGCGGTGTCTGCTGCGGGCACGATCAACGTCCCGGCCATCCAGAAGCCCTACCTGATCATCAACGGCTCCAGCTTCGCTGTGACGGTCAAGGTCTCGGGCCTGACCGGTGTGGCAGTCCCTCCCGGCACGCGCACGGTGGTGTACAACAACGGCACGGATGTGGGCGAGCAGATCAGCTTTCTGTCTTCCTTGACTTTGCTGACGGCCCTGCCTGTTGCCTCTGGTGGATCAGGCGCGTCAACTGCATCAGCGGCACGGACCAACTTCGGCGCAACAACGCTGGGCGGCAACCTCTTCACGATCACCAATCCAAGCGCGGTGACATTCCCACGCTTCAATGCGGACAACACCGTCTCGTCTCTGAGTGCATCGGACTTCCGCACAGCCATCGGCGCTGGTACAGCCACAGGTACTGTGACTTCGGTTGCAGGTACTGGCTCCGCCAACGGCCTGACGCTTTCGGGCACGGTGACATCCACGGGCAACATCACGCTGGGCGGCTCCGTCACAAGCCTGACAACAACCAACTTCACAATCATGGAAGAAGGCGGTAAGCTCGTGATCAAGTACGGCGGCACCGTGGTTGCCTCGTTCAGCAGCGCAGGCGCTCTGATCGCCAAAGACAACATCACCGCCTACGGCACCCCATAAGGAGCGAACATGGTAATGCCAGCAAGCGGCCCCCTGAACATGGGAGGCACATCAAGCCCAGTCAGTGTCGCTCAAGAACTCGGTCTGAGCCTGACCGCGACTATCTCAATGAACGATGCAGCAGTCCGCACTCTTGCGGGTGTTGGCGGAAGCGGCACCTCATGGAGCATGAATTCGCTTTACGGGAAGTCGAACGCTTACACCATTGAGTATTTGGTTGTTGCTGGCGGGGCGGGCGGTGGTATCTTTCAATCTAACTACGGTGGCGGCGGTAGTGGTGGCGGCGGCGCAGGAGGCTATCGCACGGCATCGGGCAGCATAAATTCTGGCTCCTCAAACGCAGTAACTGTAGGTAGTGGCGGGGCATCCGGTGCAAACGGCTCCAACACTTCCTTTTTGACAATCACCTCCACTGGCGGCGGGACGGGTGGCGGAGCATCAGCAAGCGGCAATTCGGGAGGTTCTGGTGGCGGCGCAAGCGCTGTTCTTGCTTTTGCGGGCGCAGCGGGGATTGCAGGTCAGGGCAATAACGGTGGGAGCAGCTCAAACTTTACTGATTGCTGCGGAAACTCCGCTTTGGCTGGTGGCGGTGGCGGCGGCGCGGGAGCGGTGGGGGGTAGTGGTAACGCTTTTGGCAGTGCCGGTAATGGCGGAGGCGGAACGGCATGGAGTAACGGCACTACTTATGCTGGTGGCGGTGGCGGTGGCGGTAACTTTTATTGTGGAAGAGGATCGGGTGGTTCCGGAGGCGGCGCTATTGGCGGCGGATTTAATACATCTCCTGCAAGCGGTTCTGCAAACACTGGCGGCGGTGGTGGCGGCTTCGGAAATGCTAACTACCCGGGGGCGAATGCTGGCGTCGTGATTATTCGTTACCTCGGAGCACAGCGCGGTACAGGCGGAACCGTTACCTCTGCAGGCGGGTACACCTACCATACCTTCACATCTTCTGGGACATACGTAGCATGAGCCAATTTGCCCAAATCGACGAGAACAACATTGTTCGGCGTGTGCTGGTCATTGACCAAGCTGAGATCGACACAGGGAACTGGGGAGACCCGGCCACTTTTGTGCAGACCAGCTATAACACCCGGGGCGGTATTTATTACACCCCCAACACCAATACGCCTGATCCAGACCAATCCAAAGCGTTTCGCAAAAACTTTGCAGGTATCGGATACACATGGCTTCCTGATGGCCCAGAAGGCGCTGGTTTTACCCCGCCATCCCCGTACCCGTCGTGGGTGATGAACAGTTTCTCTTATTTGTGGGAAGCTCCAATCCCGATGCCGGTACCAAACAATCCGCCGTATTACGAGTGGGACGAGGCCACATTGTCTTGGGTGCAAGTCACACCAACAGGCGACACTGCCGCACCGGGAAGCACGCCAAATGTTGTCGATTAAGCCTCTTAAAGACCTCGGGTCAATCCGAGGCTTTAAGTACGACTTCGAGAAAGCGGGGGATGTGCTGCCAAAGCACAACCATACCGAGGAGACCGCGCACATCACCATTGTTGCCCGTGGAAAGCTCAAGGCGTACTCCCATGACTGGTCGCTGGAGGCAACCGCTGGGCAGCTTTTGGATTTCCGCGCCGGAGAGCCTCATGAATTGATGGCCCTCGAAGACAACACGCGCATTTTCAACATCATCAAGAATCCCGACTTGAGTGCGCCGGTCGGGCCGATGGACTACCAACAGGAGCAACCATGAAACTGATCGCCATCATCCTCTGCGCCCTGTCCCTGACAGGCTGCGCCACTGCCGAGTACCAAGCCTATGCTGACGCCCACAAAGCGCAAGCAGCGGCCCAAACGGCGCGTTACCAAGCTCTGGCTGATATCGCCCGTCAAGGCGACACCACGGCCAAGGTTGCGGCGGTCATGTCCTTGCAGATGGGCGGCGGTCAGCAGAACGCTCAGATTGCTGCTCCCAAGTCGTGGGCCGACTACGCCATGCAGTGGACCGGCTTGTTGCTGCCAACCATCGGGCAGGTGTATACCGTGAACAAGCAGACCACGCTGGGCATGCGCCAGTCTGACAATGCAACAGCTCTGGGTGTCAGCACCAACGCAGCGTTTGTCGGCATTGCATCCAAGATTCAAGCGCCAGCAGCCAACGTGACGACTATTGGTGGAAATGGTGTAATCGGCGCAGGTTCTTACTCAATAGGAGCAAACAGTGGGTCAAACTCTGGCAACAGTGGTCGCCTTGCTGGTGGCAGTATTACTGACAATACGGCTACTCCAACTGTGGTGACCAGCACCAACACCACAACGACCACAACCACCCCCGCCACGGTGCCATGAAAGACTGGGCCGTAGCATTCTTTGCAGCGGCCCTTATTGTTGGGCTGGCGGTGTGGTGCGCCAAAGTGTTGATCTGGAGTTTGAATGGCGGATTCTGGCGATAAAGCTCTTGGCGTGCTGGACAAGGTGCTGGCTTATGTTGATTCGCCCTTTAAGCTGGTCGCCATCCTCGTCATGGGTCTGGTTGCGTTTGCCGGGTACTTTGTCTGGCAGAACCAGACGGTGTTGATTGGTGCTTACCAAGAGAACAAAAAGATGCCCGTGATCCATGAAGATCGGGTTGACGATGCGGCAAGTGTTTTGTTCAAACAGACCGACGCCAAGTTTGTTGCCATCTTCAAGGTCAACCCAATTTTTGGCACACGGGTC